CACAGGTTTTTGAACTCGTAGAGAAAATCCGCACCCAGGCGCAGGCGCAAATGCAAAGCACGGAGCAAGCAAATGGCTGATATCTCCTACACCTGGGTCATTGAGGCGATGGACTGCGTTCCTCAAGAAGACGGCCAGACCGATGTGGCGATCACCGTGCATTGGCGTCAGAACGCCACCAACGGCACATACAACGCCACTATGTACGGCACCGTGGGCCTGACCTACACGCCGGGTTCCTCGTTCACGCCGTATGCCAACTTGACGCAGGATCAAGTCATTGGCTGGGTGCAGAATGCGCTTGGTTTCGATCAGTGCGCGAAACTGGCGGCGAACCTTAATCAGCAGATCGAAGCGCAGATCAATCCGCCCGTAGTTTCCCCGCCGTTGCCTTGGTAATTAGATGTTTGGGTTACACTCATTCAGCGGCCAGCCGTTTAGTGATCCTGGCAAGGTTGTTTTCTATGCCCAGGCGGCTATTGACGCATCTGCTACAGTTTCGCCTTCGGCCAATATAACAGCGGCAGGGGCGGCGCAGATTGATGGTATCGCCGATCTTGCGGTTGCGGCCCAAAGGATACAGCAGGGTCAGGTCTCCATAAACGGGGTTGGCGATCTAGCCGCCACTGCCCAGCGCATCCAAAATGGGGCTATCGCTATTGACGGAGTGGCGAGTTTAACGGCTTCCGGGGTGGTGGTTTACCTGGGAGCAGTGACGATAGAAGGCATTGGAAGCCTATCTGTCTCCGGCCAGATGGTTGTTTCTGGATCAGCGGCCTTTTCTGCCTCTGGCGCCATGGAAGTATCGGCCATTCTCAAGTGGTCAAACATTCCGGATGGCACAGAAATATGGACCCAATCGGCGGATTCCGCTACAATATGGACACCGATTGCAGATGGTTCAGAGGCTTGGACCCCAGCAGCCCCGGTGTCTAATACTTGGACAGCGATACCGGATGGCGCTGAGACATGGACAAGGGTGCAATAAATGGCTGATACCACCACAACCAACCTGGGGCTGACGAAGCCGGAAGTTGGGGCTTCTGCCGATAGCTGGGGCGGTAAACTGAACACCGATTTGGATTTGGTGGACGCGGTATTTGCGGCGGCGGGTAGTGGGACAAGTGTCGGGATCAATATCGGTACTGGTAAAACGGCTAGTGTTTCCGGCACCTTTAAGATTAACGGTTCAACGTCTGGTTCTGTTACGTTTGCCGTTCCGGCTGCGGCTGGTTCTAATACTCTTACTTTCCCAGCGGCTACCGCCAAGGTGGACGCCTTTCCGTCGGGTACGGTGATGCTATTCGCCCAGACGGCGGCACCTACTGGCTGGACGAAATCAACCACGCATAATGATAAGGCGCTTCGAGTTGTCTCTGGTTCTGCTAGTTCTGGCGGTAGTGTGGATTTTACCACCGCTTTTGTTTCTCAGGCGGTTTCAGGCACTGTTGGGGCGACAACTCTTACCATAGACCAAATGCCAACCCACAGTCATACTTACCAAGACCCTGGGCATACTCATGGTAATGTGCCGGAAAAAATAGCAGATGTAGATAGGGGTGGTAGTTCTTCTCTGTATAATATCGACAGTAACGGCCAAACCGCATCTTCAACAACAAACATCACCATAAATAATACAGGCGGCGGCAATCCCCACGATCACACCTTCACCGGCACCGCTATCGATCTCGCTGTTTCTTACGTCGATGTCATATTGGCGACTAAAGACTGATGCAGATCGAAGCCAAACATAACTGCCCGCTAGATGGCTTTAACCCCTGCCGGAAGTTGGATTGCGCCTGGTTTATTCAGGTGCGTGGGACCAATCCAAATACCGGTAAGGAAGTGGACGAGTGGGCTTGTTCAATGGCCTGGCTTCCCATTTTGATGATCGAAAACAGCCAGCAACAGCGCCAGACGGGCGCAGCGGTGGAAAGTTTTCGGAATGAGATGGTCCGGGCAAATGAGCAAACCGGGCAAATGCTTCTGGCCGTCAGCGGGCAGAAATTGATAGAGGGCTGAACAATGGCGATTGATCACAACGAAACCGCTAAACACGTTGTGGACGCCATTTCAGTGGCCACGCTGATCGGGACATTGGCTCAGGTTCTGCCTGCTAGTGCGGCGGCTTTTACAATAATCTGGACCGCAATTCGGATTTACGAAACCAAGACGGTCCAATCCATTCTGAAATGGAAGCGGTGAAGCGCAATGCCGTATATTCCGCTTAAACTCCCGCCAGGGATTTACCGCCAGGGTACGCAATATCAAGCCGCTGGGCGGTGGTACGATTCCAATTTGGTGCGGTGGATTGAAGGCACGTTGCAGCCTGTTGGTGGGTGGCGGAAGCGTCAGTATGCGTCTGGCGGTTCTTATGTGAACGTTCAGGTTACTGGCGTTATGCGTGGTTCTCATGCTTGGCGCGAGAACGATGGCGATACGGTTATTGCGGCTGGCGGTGCGGCGAAGCTGTATGCTTTGAAGGCCAATACGGCGCCGCAGAATATCACGCCGATCCGTGAAACGGGTTCTCTGTCTAACGCCTTCAGCACAGTTTCTGGCTCGCCTACTGTTACTGTGGCGGATACCAGCCACGGGCTAACAACCGGCGACACCGCTAACTTCAGTTCTGGTACGGCTATTGGGTCGAGCGGGATTACGCTATCTGGCGATTACATTGTGACCGTTACTAACGCCAATGCCTATACGGTGACGGCTTCCAGCAACGCATCCACCACCGAAACCAATCAAGGCAGCGCGACTTACAAGTATGAAATCAGCGTGGGGCGCACGGATAGCGAAAACGCTGTGGGCTATGGTGTTTGGACCTATGGTTCAAGCACCTATGGCACACCGCGTCCTCAGTTGAGTGCGGCTGGTATTCTTGACGCATCTACCTGGGTCTTGGACAACTGGGGCGAATATTTGGTGGCGTGCCGGTCTGACGAAGGTAGTATTTACGAATGGGATTTAGGTGCTTCTACGCGGGCTGCGATTATCACGAATGCGCCAACTAACAATAACGCCATCATTGTAACCGGCGAGCGGTTTCTGTTTGCCTTGGGCGCTGATGGTAATGGCCGCAAGGTCCAATGGTCAGATCAGGAAGACAACACCACTTGGACGCCAGCAGCGACAAACCAAGCGGGCGATTATGAGTTGGCGACTTCTGGTAACTTGGTTTGCGGGGAGCGCACACGCTATGGCACCTTGTTGCTGACAACCACCGATGCCCATTTGGCGGTCTATCAGGGTCCGCCGTTCGTATATGGTTTTGAGCGGATTGGGTTTGGTTGCGGGGTTATCAGCCCCCAGGCTTCTGTTAGCTTGGATAATGGCGCCGTTTGGATGGGTGATGGCGCCTTCTATCTTTTTGACGGTACGGTGAAGAAACTAGACTCAACCGTCAGCGACTATATTTTCCGCAACATTAATTACAACCAAACCGCCAAGATAGCGGCTTGGGTAAATGTGGATTATCAAGAGGTTTGGTGGCATTACCCGTCTGAAGGCTCGTCTGAGTGCGACAGTTATGTGGTGTGGAATTACCACGAAAATACTTGGATGATCGGTAGTATTGCCCGCACCACTGGTATTTCCAATGGCGTATTTCAGAACCCGGCTCTGTTCGATCCGTCTGGTTATTTCTATGACCATGAAGTGGGCTATAACTATGACGGCGCCACTCTCTACGCTGAAGCCGGGCCGATTGAGTTGGGGAATGGCGATCAGATTATGGTGGCGAAACAGGTTGTCCCTGATGAGCGCAGCCAGGGTAGCGTGAGTGTGGAGTTCAAGACCCGGTTTGCCCCGGAAGGGACAGAAACCACATATGGGCCTTACACCATTTCGTCCCAGTACACCGATGTCCGGTTCTCCGCCCGCCAGGTTTCCTTCCGGGTGGAGGCAGTAGAGTTAGGCGATTGGCGGGTTGGTAACTTCCGGCTCAACGCACAGCCGGGGTCACGCCGTTGAGGTTGCCCCAGGCTCGCCCAATATATTCTCAGATTGACGATCAGACGGTGCGGTCTTTGATTGAGCGCGCCGATGCGGAAAACCACAAGCGGAACCGCGATGTCGAAGTGTCCCCTGGTCGGCTGATCCTTCAGTCCCCGGATGGAACCCGATGGAGCATCGAGGTTTCCAATTCCGGGGTGATTTCGGCTTCGTCCCTATGACGCCATTAGATGCTGAATTTGAGCGGTGTTCCGGCTGGCTCCAAGATGCCTTGGATTACGCCGGGAATACGCACGATCTGGCGGACGTTAAGGCTGGTGTAAAAGAAGGGCGGTTCACCTTCTGGCCCGCGCCGGAAGCCGCCATCGTCACCGAGATTATCGAATATCCGAAGTTTTCCGTGCTTCACGCTTGGCTGGTTGGCGGGCGGTTGGAGCAAATAGTCGATATGATCCCATCATTGGTTGTTTATGGGCGGTCTTTTGGGTGTACTAAACTGACCGGCACCGGGCGTCCTGGGTGGGTTCGTGCTTTGAAAGCACAAGGATTTACAGGTATAATGACCACAGTTTCCAAGGAGATCACGCCATGAGTAAGGGCGGCGGAAAGCAGACCACATCCCAGACCCAGACTCAGAGTGTTGACCCTGAGTTCAAGGCCCGCGCCTTGGATGTTTATGGCCGGGCACAGACGGCGGCTGATCGGCCTTACCAAGCATATACTGGTGAACTGGTGGCGGGCTTTACGCCGCAGCAGCAGCAAGCTTTCACGCAGTTTGGCCAAGCCGCCACCGCAGCGCAGCCAACTATTGCCCAGGCCCAGGAATTAGCCCGCCGGGCGGGGGCTTATCAGCCCCAAACGGTGGCGCAAGCAATGGAGGGCTATCAGAACCCTTACACCCAGCAAGTGATCGACACCACCTTGGCGGATATTGAACGTTCACGCCAAGTCGCCCAGGGCCAAGGTGCGGCTCGGGCGGTGGCAGCGCGGGCTTTTGGTGGATCACGCCAAGGGGTGGCGGAAGCCGAAACCAACCGGGCGGCTTTGGAACAATCAGCCCGCACGGCGGCACAGCTTCGATCTGCCGGGTTTGAGACTGCCGCCGGGCTGGGTGCCCGCGACATTGCCACAGCCCAGCAGGCGGAAGCGCAGAGGCTGGCGGCGGCGGGGCAGCTTGGGCAACTAGGCGCCGCAGAGCAGGCGGCACTTACGCAAGGCGCCCAGGGCCTATTTGGCGCCGGTGGCGCCCAGCAGCAGCTTGAACAAGCCCGGCTTGAAGATACCTATAAGCGGTTTGCCGAAGAGCGCGGCTATCCGCTGGAACAGCTTAGCATCTTGCAGCAGGCGCTTGGGTTCTTCCCGAATCCGATCACGACAACGGGGACAACTACGCAGCGCCAGACGCTTGGGCCGATGGATATTATTAGTCGGCTTGGGGGGACGGCGGCAACTGGCGCGCTTAGTTATGGTTTATTGAGTGGGCGCCGATAAGATGTTGCGCCCAGTATTAGATTTTTTTGGTGGTCTTCTTGGTTTTGGTGAGCAGCAATCATCAATTCCAGCAGAGTATTATGCTGCTGGCCCAATTGCACCAATGCCCCCTGATATGCAAGGGCCTCCTATCCCACCGCCTCCTGGCGGAGTAACGGATCGTTTTGATCCTTTTTCGCGCTTTACGCCAGAACAACGACGCGCCTTAGGCATTGCGGCTATTGGGGATATGTTTGCAAACGCTGGCGGTCAAAAGGGCACAGGAATGCAGGGCCTGATTGGGGCATTCGACGCCCAAGAAGGTCGGGGGAAAATATCTGACCTGATGCCACAAATGCCCCAGCAATCACAGTTTGCCCAAGCCCCTGGCTTGCTCCCAATGCCCGCGCCCCAGGCGCCCCAAACACGTTCACCAATGGCGATGAATCTGCCCCGCCCTGTGGCGATTCGGGTGCCGTCTTTGCTTGGAAGGTGAGATTATGGCTTGGTATGATCCGCTGAATTTGTTTGGTTCTTCTGAGCCAGCGCCTAGCACCGAAAATAACGCCCCCGCTGGCGGTTTTGCGGGTATGTCCCCAGATCAAAGGACAATCTTGGGGCTTGCTGCCCTCTCTGATGCTTTCGCGACTTTAGGGGGGCGGCAAGGCACATCCTTGCAACAGATTGCCCCTTTAGCTGAACAAATTGGCTGGTCTAGTTACGTCAATCAACTTGCTTCTGGCGCCAGGCCACGGCAACCAGCGCAGGAGCCAACTTCCCCACAGGCGACAGCACAACCAATAGTCCAACCAACAGAGAGAGCCGGTCCTATTGGTTTTGGGGGCGCTGCAATTGGGCGCGCTTTGGACCGTTTGGCGGCGGCAGAAGCCCCAAATCCAACAGCAGTAAATCGTTTTGGATATGCTGGGCAGTTCCAGCTTGGGGCGCCATTGGCTTCTAGTGCTGGTGTTTATCGTCCTGCTGAAGGAGAAATTAACGAACGCGGCCAATGGTCAGGCCAATGGGGAGGGACATTTAATATCCCTGGATTTGAAAACGTGCGCACTTTGCAAGACTTTTTGCAAAATCCACAAGCCCAACGCCGTGCCGCTGAATTGTCTATGAATTACCAAGCTGGCCGCTTACAACAGATGGGCTTGCTGGAAAATGTTGGACAAGAAATCAACGGTGTTCGCATAACACCAGAGGCCTTATTACAGGGTGCATGGCTTGGTGGCCCTGGGGGTGTTGAGCGTTTTGTCAGAGGCGGTGGGCAAGACCGCACAGATGCGTTTGGCACCCCGGTTAGCCAGTGGATGCGTCTTGGGCAGAACGAGCAGGCGGGTGGCCAGCAGGCTCCTGCGGTTGGGCAAGTAGCACCGATGCCGACTGGGCCTTCACAAGCACAGCCTGCGCCTTTAACGCCCGCTCAAACCACACTTATGCGTCCAGGCGCTGCGGGGGGCGTGCAAATTACGCCGGAAATCGCCGAAACACTTCGGCGGCTTGGGCCAAATGCGGGAAGGCAGTTTTTGGCACAACTGCAACTCAGGGCCATGCAGCAAGAAACCCGCGTCTTGCAACCAAGTGAGGCCCAAGCCCTTTTGGGTGAAGCCTATGATCCTGACCGCCGTTACCAGATTACGGCGCAGGGTGGTGTTCAGCCGATTCAAGGGACACGCGAACCTGAAGGCGGTAGTTCGCAACAGCGTCGCGATTTAGAAAATTCACTACGCACTGAATTTATGACCAAACACCAACCGGTCAAAGATTATTATTCAATGCTACCGCAAATCAGGGAAGTCCGTGCTGCGGCTAATCGGGAAAACCCATCCCGGTTAAACGACATCAATTTGGTCTTTGCATTTGCCAAAATGCTTGATCCGACTTCTGTTGTGCGTGAGGGAGAGCAGATACAAATTCTCCGCTCACAAGGTTTAGATGGTGTTGTCACTGGCGCCATCCAACGTTTGAATGGTGGAAGTGGTTTGTTGCCAGAAACCCGTCAGCAAATTATCCGTGAAGCGAATAGCCGCTTCTCAAATACCCAAAGTATTTATGAGGAATTTGCGGAACAATATCGGGGTTTGGCGCGTGATTATGGTGTAAATCCTGAACGGGTGGTTCGTCAAATTGGTGCGTCAACAGTTGCAGAAACTGCCTCTGGAAGTGGTAATCTTTCTCAGGCGCGGCAAGTAGAATTTATTGCTGGTTTATTCCAGCGTATCAATCTTCCGCCCGGAAACCCACAACGTTTAACCACAGAGCAAGCTATCGCTGGTGCAACCGCCGCCGGTATCCCTAATGCCGCCGCACTGTTTGGAGCGCGTTAAATGGCCGAAGACATCAATAAGCTGATTGATCAAATGGTGGCCCGTGGAACGCGAGCCACTGAAGCCCAGGGCGCTGTTTTGCCTGGCGGTTTATCTGCCGGTTTGCAGGGGCTGACGCTAGGCACCGCTGATGAGATCACGGCTTTCTTGCGGTCCCGTCTTGGCGGCACTCCGTATGAACAAGCTTTGGCGCAGGAACGCGCCAACTTGGCACAATACCGCGAGCAAAACCCTATTCGTGCTGGCGCTTATGAAGTGGGTGGCGCCATTCTTCCCACTATTGGCGCTGCGATAGCCGCACCATTTACAGGGGGCGCTAGTGCGGCCGGGACTGCTGCTGGTGCGGCTAATATCGCCAGAGCCGCGACTACTGCTGGTCGGGCAATGCAAGCCGCTAAAGCCGGTGCCACCACGGGCGCCGTTACTGGAGGCGCGCAAGGGTTTGGAGAGGGCGAAGGTGGTTTTGCGCCGCGTTTGTCTGGCGCTGTTGGCGGCGCGGCCTTAGGTGGTATTGCTGGTGGTGCGGTTGGTGCCGCTGTCCCTGCCGTTACGCGTGGTGTTAGTAATATCCTACCAAATGCGGAGCGCCCACTAATTCAAAGCGCCGATCTTGGGCGGGCTGGGCAAGACATTACGGCGGCAATAGAAGCGCGGGCTGCTGGTATGCCAATTCAGCCTGCGACGATGGCTGAACGGTTAGGCGAAACCGGCATGGGGACTGCTGAAGCCTTGGCAAATATGCCCGGCACCACACGCGATCTTGCGGCTAGTGTTTTGCGTTCACGTGGAGAACAGCAGATTACTCGGACAGATGCAGCCTTGCGGGCTGTGTTTGGCAATGTCGAAGATGCTTACAAACAAAACTTGGCTATCCGTGAGCGGATGAAAACTAATGCCAGCCCGCTTTATGAGCGCGCCTTCGCAGAAAGCAAACCATTATTTGCCAGTGAAGTAAGTATTTTGACTAGAGTTCCTAATGAGGCTTTGAGCGATGCCCGCCAATTTGCGCGTATGGAAGGCAGAAATATAAATATCACCACTGATGAAGTGGGGAATATCATTCTTCCAAGGGACGCAATAACCGCCAGGGATTTGCATTATGTGAAGACCGGCTTAGATTCATTCATTGAGAAAAACACCGATATTACTGGACGCCAACAACCTCTAGCCACAAAAGCTATTAAAGTGCGCGATGAATTGCGCGATACCTTGGATGATATTACTAAAGTTGATGGACGGAGCCTTTACCAAGAAGCCCGCACCATGTGGGCTGGTGAAGCGGCACTCTTGGACGCTCAAAAGGTTGGCTTGAGTATCTTTAAGCCAGGAACCGATCCGCGCCAGCTTCGGGCTTCGATTGAAAAGATGGGGCCAGGAGAAAAGCAGGAATTTATTGTTGGTGTTATGGATGCCATTCGCCAGAGGATGGCAACTTTACCAGAGGGGCGGGACGCAAATCGCGCTATCTTTGGTAGTGAAAAGCAGAAAGATGTTCTGCGCGCTGCTATGGAAGCAGCCTATCCAAATGCACGGGACGCTGAAGCGAGGTTCAATGCTTTATCGCGTTTCCTTGCCCGTGAATCTGAAATGAAGGGGTTTCAGGGGCAAATGCTTGGGGGTTCTCCAACTGCCCGGCGGCAGGCATTCCAAGAATTAGTCACGGGCACAGGCGTTGGTGCGGCGGGCGGTACAGGCTTTGGCGCTTTAACTGGTGAAGGCGAAGCAACTGGCGCTGCTGTTGGCGCTTTGGCTGGTGCTGGTCGGGCTGGGATGCGCGCTTTAGCTGGACGCAGCCAGGATATTGTTGGTGAACGCCTGCTTACCACTGACATTTACACACAAATGGAAATGCTGCGTCGTCTTGCTCAGCAACGGGCGGCGCAGCAAGCGGCGGCTTCCAGGCAAGTTGGTGCTTACCCTGGTGTTGTTGGTGGGTTGATTGGACAACAAATTGGCGGAGCCGCCCCAGCGCCAGTGCAGGGTATGCTTCAATAGGGACCATTATGGCAGCTAAAACTGATTATGCCGCCATCAAGGCGGCTTATGAGGCGGTAGCGGAGCATGGCTCTGTTATGGTTGCCGCCAAAGCCAATGGCTTGCCGTATGAGACAATGCGGTGTTGCGCGGCCTATCTGACGCGGCTTACAGTGATCTGTGGATCAAGCCTGAAGAAACGGAAGACGAATAATGGAGTTGCCTAAAATCACCCCGCTTGTGCAATTTGCAACCGCCGCTTTTGCTTTGGCGGTTGGGGGTTATTCGGCTGGCGAAAAGTTTGGCTGGTTTAAGAATGAAATCATCATTTGGGCGCCAGAACACTTTAAAATTCAGCCTGCTAAGATTGGGCAACCTGTTACAGTAACTGTGGCGCGCATTAAACGGCGGGATGATTGTTCCGTGGAAGACTTTGATGTGACGGTGAAAGATAGCGCCAGTGTTATACACTCCGCCACACCAAGCATGACGCAATTTACGGGGCCAGCAGGGCCAGAGGTTGATACATTCACCTATTTATTGGACATATCCGATAAAGAAACGATAG